CGCATACATGTTATTGTATGCGTTTTTATTTATACAAGCAAGAGAATTCTTGCTCTAAATGTGGTATTATTTTGCCAATTAACGTAAACCAGCTAAATGTACAATACTGGCTAGGTTTTGATCTTCGGTATATCCTACAGATTCTGCACTTAATCCGAATGTATGACCTGTACCATATTCTGGCTGGCTAATATCAACAGCACCTGGTGCTGGGGTTGCAGGTGCCGCTGGCTTACCGCTTTGTTGTGGCTTTGGTTTAGCTAACTGTGTACCGTACTTCTTACCCTTCCAGGTAAATGTCTGTTCACCACTCTTACGTGCATCAGCAAATGCTTGCCCAAATGTCATAGAATCTCTATTCTTTGGTGCTGCCGGTGTTGTGGCCGGTGCCGCAGGCGCTGGAGCATTGTCTGCAGGCCCAAGAGCTCCGCCTTTTGCCGCATCTGGTACATAATTTCTATTTTTATCCCCAGTTTCTGGGTTTGTACCATCTGGCATAGTGACATTCTGGCCTTGATCGTTAACGCTCGATGCTGGGGGAGGATTAGGATTATCAGCAGCCGGTGCTGGGGCACCAAATGCTCCTTGTGCTTGTGATTGTACTCCTAAAGGACCGCTTTGTGGAGCTGGCCCATCTGCTGGAGCAGGTGCTGGAGCAGGTGCTGGTGTTGCGCTTCGAGTAGCAGGGCGTTGTTGCTGAGTAAAAATACCTTGTTTCTTTTGCTCTACTTCAGCTTGTGCGGCTGCAAGTTCTTGCGGTGTTGACGATCCTGTTCCTACAACTTTTCCACTGCCGTCTGTTACCGGATTGCCATATCTATCTCTTAAAACTGCTTCGTTAAACTGTAGAGACATAGCATCTAACTGCGTTTCTAAAGTACTAATGTCAAATCCTAAGTCAGGTTGTGTTTCTTTTTTGACACCTGCCAGACGCATAATTTGATTGTGTTCGTTACCACTTGGATCCTTAGCATCGATAAACTGGATAATTTTAGCTACTTCTTCTGGACTAACATTACCAAACTCGCCATCTTCAGCGGCTTTCTTAACTTTAATCTTAACACGCATGCCGCCTAGTGGGAAGTTACCTTGTTCTTTGTTATAAAATCCTGCGATATATTTCATCATAGCCGGTATTCCTTCACCGTCTACTATCTTCTGTCCAAACCCGAAATCTTGTGGAGTCATGCCACATCCTTCAATAATTTCACCTAGGCTCATTACTTTGTTACCAAAATCTAGCTGTGTTTCTAATGTAGCACCAGCATCTTTAGCTGTTAAAATAAGATTGGCAATGCCTTCATTTTTAGGCACGCAATTAGGAACAGTGCGCCCACCTTTCTTTTTAGTACCTACAGGCTTGTAACCCTTCCAACATGGATTATCTTCAGGATCTTTAAGTCCTTCAGCAACCGGTGCTGGTTGAGGCTCTGCAGGAACTTCAGCTTGAGCCGGAGTAGGTGTAGCAGGCTCTGCTGTTGCAGTTGGTTCTGTTGCAGGCATCTCAGCAGGAGCAGCCGTTGGATTTGCGGCTTGTGCTGTGCCTTCAAAATCTAATTTTGATAAAAGATTATCATATCCTGTTGCAAGATAACCTTTGATTAAATCATTTAGTTTCATCTCAGCAGGAGATGATTTTACTAATTCAACAAAGTCTGGTTTATCAATTAAGCCTTTTACACTTAACAATCCATTATTGCCATTCGGTCCAACGTCTAAGTCTTGTGCAATAACTTGATTTAATTTTGTAACTGCGGCTTGTTGTGCTTGTGGATTAGGACTAAACAGCTCGTCTTTGTCTTCGTTGATAAGATCTTCTAAGAAAGATTCAAACTCTAATTCAGGATTTAATGCTTCGTTACTCTTACCAGCGAAATCTTCAACACCGGATTCTTCTTCTACATCAGTTTCGAGAATATCATCTACACCTAGCTCTACGATTGGTAGTTCTGATTCATCGATGAATTTATAAATGTATGGAAATACTGCTTTTAATTCTTCGTTAAATGTTCTAACAGTTAACCGATCGATTAGATCATTTTGCAATTCTTCAGGAATAACTACTTCACCAGCTTCTACAAACGATTCTGCAAATGTTTCATAGTATGCACTACGTTGAAGATTATTAATTTCTTTTTTAACTTCTTCGATACGTTCCATAACTCTGTTTGTCACAGATGCCATTGCTTCGCTGAGCTGTTCTTGACGGCTAACGTAACCTTTGAACTTTCTTAGGCTAGCTAATTCTTCGCTAAGACCAGTAATATGTTTACCAATCGCATCGTAAGGAGTACCGCCATGTTTGATATGTTCTGCAAGGGCACGAGCACCGTTTAAGTGGATACGTGGATAACGGAAACGTTCTCCTTGGGCATTTTCAATATAAATGCTTTCAATGTGTAATGTTCGTCCTGCCGGTAGATCTGTGTTAACAGGTTGACTGTGTTTAATAACTAAACGTGCTTCACCTAGATCCTGGTAGCTCATACGAGCATTACCGTATAGTTTATTTTCCATTATTGCTGGCATAGCTGGTTCATCCTTACGTTTCGCCTGAAACTTATAATCACGCTTATCTAGATTACTTTTTCCGATGTTTTGTACATCAAAATTTAATAATCTATCTTTAGCAAATTGTCTAAAACCTCTAATAAACTTATAAGCCCCCTGGCCTGATAAGTTATTATCATCATCTACTAGATCGCCACTGACTTGTATCACGATTCCATCTTGTGCGTCAAGTGTAATAGCAATAGTACCTAAAGCTACACCGCCTTCGGTGTATTCAAATTCAAAAAAACGTGCTTTAGGAATATCTTCCTTTTTGCTTAAAACGTCAGCATTTTCGTCGCCCATAGTAATGTCGCGAAACCGTGTCTGTATTTTTCCATACAGGTCTTTGGCAATTTTGTCTAAATTAGAGTCCATGTTATATTTATCAGATACTTGATATGAATATTGGCAGCGGGGGCTCGAAATCCTGGTCGAAATCTGTGTTTGTACTCAGCGTTTCAAACACTTTAGGATCCCAATCTGCTAGTATTACGCTCATACGCACAATTAGTAGCAGTGCGGCTACTAGGTCATCGTGTTGCCCGTCTTTAGCTTTAAAACTTACACCGCTGGCAATGTACGTCTTTAGCTCGCTGATCAGAGTTTTGCTGTTCAGCTTCATCTTGTCTTCTTCAATTAAAAACTTTAGCCTAGCACAGGCTGATATTTTATTGCCAAACGTTGTGTTAAACCCTTTGCGGAATTTACGGACATGTCCTTTACGCTGTGGTTCACTGACAAACAATCCTGGAAAAGTTTCTTCCCCTAAATCGTTTATAACAACTAATGCGGCTTCACCTACAGTATTATTTTCTACACTCCAATAGATATTATTATTGTATTCTGGGCCGCATTCCGATTCAATGTATTTTAGAACATCTCTAAATATTTTAACCTGCTGTTGTATAGGTGTGATATTGTGCTGCCATTCGGCTACCTGTGTAAAGCTAGGTAGTTCAAATACTTGTATCCCGCCAAAGTCGCCGCCGGTGCCCAAGCTAGGATCCAGTGCGGCAAGATACAGTTGTCCAGGTTGTGGCTTTTTATACCAGCGAACTTGTCCCATCTTGAACACAGGATCTCTGCCTAACAATTCGCTGAGTTTAATACTGTTAATTAAAGTCTCATCGAATACTAAAAATTCGCAGCCGTATTCTCGACGGAACCGTTCCTCGCCAATACGACCAATTTCATCTTCTTTCCACTGCTCGTCTCTTTCTGGATGTTCGAACCATTCTGCTTTAAATCCATGAAATCCGTTGCGACCAAGACCATCTTCTTTGGCATTTCCGTATGTGTCAAACAGATCCTGGCTTTCTCTCCAGATTGTAGCAAATGTATCTTCATCACTGTTAGGTGTTGATGTAATAATAGCCTTACCGCCAGTGGCTAGTGTAGGCGAAATAGAAGTCCAAAACTCTTCAGCAATATTAGGCTGTACAAACGCAAACTCGTCACAGTATAAGAGCGAAATAGACATACCACGACCAGTTGTACCTGTAGTTGTTTGGCTTACAATGCGTGAACCATTGTCAAATTCTATTGATCCTTTGTTGTAACTGACAACACCACAACGCACATAATCTGGACACAGTTCGTACCCATAACGGATACGTTGCATGATTTCTTGGGCACCCGTATATTTGTGTGCGGCAACTAGAATAGTCTGATCAGGATGAAACATAGCATACCATAAAAGGTATCCCGCGGCACAGGTAGTCTTACCACTTTGTCGCGGCATCATGTTGATATTAAAACGAAAATCGTGGTAACTATGTAATAATCTTAATTGATATTCAAAAGGTTCGAATTTTATTTTACCTTTTGTTGGGTGTTGAATATGAAAGAAGTTTTTAGCAAAGTGAAGGTAACCCTCAACAGGATCTGCACAGGCTAACAGGTCTTGTACCTGGGCTTCCGTATATTTTTCTTTGGTATGTGCCTTTTTGGTTAAGACACCATCTAAACTTTTTGCCATACTTTTATTTACATAAAAAAAGGGGCATTTCTGCCCCTTTTGATCACTGCTGACGAATTATTACATGCCGTACTTTTTCTTGTATGCTAGTTCCATTGCGGACACTTCTTGATCTGTCATTCCGGGTCTAAAACTTTTTAATTGACCAATTTTTGCTAATCTAAATTTCAGGTCATGATCGGCTAGTTCTTGTGCTCGACGTGCTTTATCGGCTGCGTTTGCCTGAACTGTCTGTTGCATTCTCTGTTGAAAATCAGCTTCGTCAGCTGCCTTTCTTAGAGCGGGTCGATCGTACATTGTTTCGTCTGTACGACGTTCTTTAACTTCTTGATATAGATTGTTTAGTTGTGCGATTAAACTTTCGCTAACACCTGGTTGCATTGGATTGCCGCCGCCATTAACTTTTTCTGCTTCGGCACCCTTGCTGAATAAGTCATCGCCTGTTGGTGTTACTGCATCTATGCCAGCTACTTCAGCATTTGGTTGATTACTAAACTCTTCCATACCGACAAGGACAGCATCTGCATCTTTATCGCCCATGCTTGGTTTTTCGATGTTTCTTAGAATATCTAGCAAATCTTTAATACCACCAGAACCACTACCGTTCATGCTAACATTCATAGTAACATTATCTGGTTGTTTAGGAGCCATAGAACTCATAGGACTCATCATACCACCGCATTCTTCAACACCTTCTTCTCCCATCAGTGGAGCTTCGGCTTCTTGATCTGCAGGCATTATTCCACCTTCTTCAACATCAGTGTCGGGTTGACTAAGGTATTTGTCTTCAGCAGATGTATCTAGCTCTGCCATTTTTTCTAATAGATCTTTGAAATTCATATTTTTATCCTTTGGCCGCTGGAACTTTATCTGCTAACAACTGATCATTAACACCTTTATATTGTTCGCCGCCGTGCTTGACTTTGCTTAATTCTTTAATAAGACTCATGGCCTGTTTTTCGCCTACCATGTTTTGTCCTTTGTTGTCTACTTCGTAGTCTTTGTTCAATAGTGCTTCGCCTGACTTTTCGTCATTAGCATGATTGAGTACTATTTCAGCTTCTTCAAGCGGAGTACGGACTCTAACAGAATCTAAACTGCAACCACATTTATTTGCGATTGCGGCACGTACAGTTTCGCTGTTTGTTGGATACGCTGTACATACGTCAAAAATTGTTACGTTAGTATTTTTAATATTAGGAAAATCTGTGTGTGTTTCAGCAATAGGTAAACGCTTACCAGCTGAACACTTTTCAACTTTGTATTGGGCAAGAGCTGACTTAATTAGATCTCCTGCCTTTTCATAATCGCCAGCAAGTTTAACTTTAAATTCGTAAACTTTCTTGCTTTCTGTTAGGTATTCTTTAAATGATTTCATGGTATAATCCCGATACATTATTTATTCATATTTTTAAGTTTTTCAAGCAGGCTGTTGCGATCGCTGACAATAAACCCGTCGCCGTTAAGGTTAACGCTGTTATCCTCTCCAGAAGTTTCTTGGTCTAATTTTTGCTTTTTGAGCTGTAATTCTATCATTCTAAGTTTTTTATCAATTTTAGCGGCTTTAGCATCTATGGCATTTTTAAGCATGCCTCCCGCTACCTCAAAGATACGTCCCGAATATCGTGCTTCAACATTCATGCCTAAATCCATTAAATCGTCGTAGGCATCTGTAGCACGTTGAGCTAGTGCATCAAACTCTGCGTCACTGGCATCACCTAACCCTTTTACTGCTGGTAATGCGGCTGCAATTTTATCAAACTCAGAGATATCACGCAAAAGAGGTTGTGCCTGCGATTTTGCTTCTTTTTGTTTTTTCTTTTCTTCTTGCTTAATAATTTCTTTGCTAGCAGGAAGATTAAGAATTTCTTCTAGTTTCTTAGTCATAATATTACTTATCAAGCGCCTTGGTGGAATAGATCATTTTCACTGAGAATTCTAAACTTTATGCCCTGTTGTTTACACCACAGATTGGCAGCGGCCCATTTGGCTTGATTCTTTACAAATTGTGCTTGATTATATTTGTTTTTACCAACACGTTCTAGTATAGCTTGACTAGCAGGTTTTACTTCGATAAGTTCAACGTGCATTCTGCTATTCTTGTCTAGATATTGTATAAAAAAATCTGGCACATAAATTGTTTGGCGGCCAGTTAATGGGTCTCTATAAGGAATACTGATAGCTTCGCTGGCCCATTTTTGAACGCTAGGGTGTGTATCACAAAATCTCATAAAACTCCACTCCCAGGAACTGCGATATGTTGGCTGTTTTGTGCCTACATACTTTCCTGGCTGGGTCATTGTGAATTTACCTTTTGCAAATTTTCCAGCCATTTTAAACCAAAATATTTCTACTTTCGTAGTCGTCGACTAAGGGAGCGACTCGATATCCTAATAAACTAGTCTTTTCTCTATAGCTATTTAATACCTGTGCTACTACTTGATTAAGTTGTACCTGTGACAGAGATTTTAATGTTTCTACTAACTGGAATACATTTACTCCATCCACTCTTGCTTGATTTAATATTACAATGCTAGTGCTTCTAGCACTGGTTTCATCAAATCCGTTCTTAGTAAAAAATCCTACCACTGCATCTATTTGATTGCTAGGGAAACTTACTTCGTTGGCGAAAAATTTATCGAAGAAAACTTTTACTTCGTCTGACGAAGATGAAAATTCTTGTGATGGAAGATTGCTTGACATATTAACCTATGTTCCTTTGTTTTGCAATAATTACTGAGGCTGTAGTTGCTCCTGCAACTGCGCCTGCGGCTGTAGCGGCCGCGATAATAGGAAACTCGTATCCCTGTAATCCAGAAACTTTTGGACTTGTGTTTTGTGTAGCTTTGGCAATTAAATTAGGCAATGATTGTTTTTCTTGTGTATTTTGATAAGTGTTGACCTGTGTTGCTACTTGATTTAAAAAGTCAACTAAGTTACCACTGGCACTACTAGAACTTAAAAATGACGACAACGATGATGTTTCTGACCCCTTTAGTGGGCTAGGAGTTTTATCGTAATGCTCTAAACCAAACCCTTCTGGATCGCCATCGACTACATTTCCTCGGCCATATTCAACTGCTTCATAGAGAAGTTGCATGGTATTATCGTGGCCTTGTCCCTGTGCGTAATCTACTTTGTTATGATTCCAACTGCTAATAATAGGATTCTTAAGAGTATAACTGACAAATTCTTTACGAGCCATTTGGTATATAGTAATCGATTCAAAGAACGGATTTGTACTACCGTTGTCTAAACCAAATGGTGTTGTGATATAGTTATAATTTTTTGTAGCATTTCTTTTATAGGCTGCTGGATCTGATGCGCTGATACTGTCAGCATAATAATAGCTGTAATAGTTTTGCCACATTTCATTGATTACACCCATATTATCATCGTGGAATGTAATGTTGATGGGATTATATTTGTGTGTAGTTTGTATATTCTTTTTTCTATTATACTGATTAAGTGTTTCTGTGGTAATCGTAAAATTAGGCAAATCACAGCTCTTAACCAACATGTTAATTTCGTTTCGATGCCTCTGTACAAGATTAATTTCTCTCAGTGCCGATTGATTGATTCTAAATGCAACATGGAATAAAAACTTGTGTTTAGGGGCTAGTCTAAACTGGTCATCGGTAAACATACGTGCCGCGTGTTGCGGATCACGTAGCGTGACATTACTGTCAGTATATAAAAATTGATTAGGTACAAATGCCATACAAATATTTATCCATGGTTATTAACTGCGTAGTTAATGATCACCTATAAAAAAGGCCCACTGAGTGAGCCAATTTTATTATCTTGCACCAGAAGCAGTAGCCGCTGTACCAATTCTTCTTGTTGAAGGAGCTGCCGCACCACCTGACGTTTGAATACAGTTATCAGGTTGAATTGTTAGGTCGATGGTTAACATTGACTGGTCTGTATAACTTAATGCGTTATAGTTAGCCTGTGTAACATAGCAACCATAACATTCCCATGTTTCAAGGATGCTAGGTGCTTGAGCACCGTTGCCGCCGTCTAACATTTCGATACGCATCAAGAACTTGTAGTCACCGCCAGCTGCCGCAGAACTTTGTTCGAAGAAGTCGAACTGCTTCTGCATCTGCTCGCCTACTAACTTACTAACAGCACCTGTGACATCATCGCGTAGTTTGATAGTCACTGGATTCCATGTTGGTCGACCAGCATAGTTGATTGTTGAGTTATAAACCATGATCTTTTGGTTTTCAAACTGAACGTTCGGACGAGCCGCGTCTTGAACTTGTTTAGTAAGCTCTGTTGTTGGTGTTGAAATACCAAAGTTTTCAAACATCACTCTATAGCGATATTTGAGCTTGGGCATCAACATACCTTGAGCGGTTGCTGATTGATCACTTGCTAAAGGTACTGTAAATTTTGATAAACTTGCGATTGCCATATCTATGCTCCGTTATCTTATTGTGTTAGGCCTTGAATCTCACCAGTGTTCTTCAAGCGCAGTGGAATGTAGATAAATTCAACTGCTTTTACTGGTTCAATCGCAACGTCTAAGTAAAGTTCATTACGGTCAATTCGCTCTGGTGTGTTATTACTTGTGTCACAGACTACAATGTAGTCATAGAGAGCACGTTGACCAACTAGCTCTAATAATAGGCTTTCGGCCGCACCTTTGAGTTCATCTCTGGTAATCTTATCGTTTGGTTCAAACACATATGGTTTAGCCAACTGTGCGAACTGTCTACGTAGATACACTACTAAACGAGCAACGTTGATTCTATCTAGGCTGCTTGCTGATTTAGCACGAGTATACTGACCGTAGTTTACAAGACCTGTTCCTGTAATGAATGTAATTGGATTAACTTTGATACTTGCAAGAGTATCACGTTGTCCGTTATTTAATGCCACTGACTGGAATTCACCTTCTGCATCAACATAGCCTACTGCTGTTGCGTTAGTGATGCCGCCGCGTCTTGTTCCTGCCGGTGCAAACCATGGATAGCTTACTTGATCGCTGAGTGCGATTGTGCGTAAAATCATATGGCTTGGAGGAACTGCAATATTATTGCCTAGATTGTCACTGGTATAACCCCATGGATAAAATACGCCTAGGTATTCATCGCTGGATACTAGACCATCGTCACCATCTTCTAATGCTCCGGCTTTGTTAGTACCCCAGTTGTTAAGTGTAGTTGCATCTGCGGCTAAACGTGCTGGGGTGTCGCCTACTACAAACGAAGTTAAACCACGATCGTAGTTTAATGCTTTCATTTCACCGATCAATTCAGGATAGCCTGGGCAAGCAATCAAGTTAAACACACGTGATTCTTCATCACGGATCTGTTGGTTAGCATTTACCAATGCTTGTAATGCTTGTACAACAACTTTACGCTGTGCCTTACGACCAAATGTTCCTGTGCCGTTTTCTAGGTTACCACTTTCAGTTACCCAGCGGTGTGGATAATATGCTTCCATTGATTCATTGCCTTGACGAGGATTATCTGAACCCGAAGCAGTGTTTACGTAATTTCTAACAAACTTTTTAACATTAAATCCAGAGCGACGTAAATTCCATAGCAACATTCCTTGGGGATATATTGCAGGATCCGGTGCATCAAAATCTAAAAAGTCTGACACAGCTAATGCGGCAATAGTTGCTGGCTCACTGTCAGCACCTGAAGTAGACCAACGTGCATCGGCAAATAAAACTCCGTCTTCTGTGGTTTGATCTGTGGTGTTTACTGACAACCATTTTTGTAAAGGTTCATTCCAACGATAAATTTGTGGGAAATTTTCTAAGTCACTGCTGTCAATCCAAATATCGCCAACTTCTCGCCCATCGGTGGTTTTTTCACCTGGTCTAGTAGCACTGACGATTACTTGTGCATCTGCATAGACATTGTTTAAGCCTTTCCAGCCTGTACCGTCATGGACCATAATGTCAACTTCGTCAATGATACTGCTGTACCATAATTGTCCATCGACAGCTTCAGTTGTTGGCGCTGTAGCACTGGTTGTAATATCAGCATTAGGACTCCAGTTCGATGCTACATAGTCAAAGTTTCCTGCAGAGCGATTATCGTCATACCAGTTAGTTGCTCTTGTAGTAGCACTATCACCGAACAGTTTAGTAAGAGGAGCATTACTACCGTCATTGAAGAATATATCGCCGCCGTCTAAATGAGTAATTACTAATTTTCCGTTGACTTTATTTGCAGTAACTCTTGATCCAGCACCTAATGCTGTAGACATACTTGCAATTAGCGCATCGATTCCAGAAGCTCCTGTAAATGAAACTGTAACTGGTCCAGCTAAAGTTGCGGATCCTTTTTGTGTATAAGAAACTGTAAACGTATTGTCTCCTGCAACTAATGCGGCATGTGATGCCTTTTCTGTAATCACAGTAGTTCCTGGATTTTTTCTAGCGAAAATCTTAAATGTAGCAAGATTTGGATCAGTTGCTTCTGTTACATTAGATTTAACATATAATGTATTGATAGGCAAGTTAACTCCGCCACCTACAGAATCTAGTCCCTTTAATGCTGCCGCACTGGTCGGATGAATTGGCGCAGATGTTTCTGTCCAAGCACCTGTAGTTGAATTGTAAATCTTTACTCTCCAACGAGCACCTAGATTTGGCTCTGTTGATTTGATCCATACTGAACCCGATGCTTGTCCATCGTTATATTCGGCAAGAATAGATCTCTTCCAAGTTGGTACGGTATAGTGCGGACTAATTTGTAGTGCAGGTGCTTTAAATATACCTGCATTAAGGGCAACACCGTCTTTGTCTATTACCAGACCTAATTTTTCAACAGTATTACCTGAAATCGTAAAATCGGCTTCTCTTCCGTCGAAAAATACTTGTAGTTTGTTAGCAACGTTCTTGTTTGCGGACACTCCAGTATTGGTAGTTTGGAGATTAATTGCTGTGATCAATGCATCGACTGATGTAACGTTGTCAATGGTTGTATCATTACCATCAACAGTTATTACAAAATCGTCGTCGCCTGATACTAGTGTAGTTGTGCTTGTAGTTTGCACAGTGATTGGCAAACTAGATTTCCATGCTGTGCTGCCAACTTGTACCCATGAACCAGCTGAATTTTTATAGCATAGATTGTATTCTGAACCTGTTAACACTAGAGCATAATCGCCTACTGCACCGACTCGTGCCGCAGGTACGCTGCCGCTGATATCAGCACTAGCAGTAACTACTAGTGGTACTTTATTTGTAAATGATTGTCCGCCTGGTACTGTAGCCGCAGAACCGTTCCATTGGAATATACCAAATGTTGAATTTGCGGTATCGAACCAAATTGTTCCGTTATCTGCAGGACCCGAAGGAACATCTGCTTTTGCATCAAGTTCTGAAAGGTCAATGCCTGCACGAACAACAAAAGCACGATTGCTTACGCCTAGATAGCTGTAAGCCGCTTGAAGACCAAATTCATTTTGTTCCCCAGCGTGGATTGGATTGTTATTGGCATCAGTTTTAAATACAGGTGTACCAAAGTTATCTGCTAGATCTTTCTGACTAGTTAGCAAATATACTTTACCAGCGTTGGCCGCTAGTGTTCCAGGAGCAGTACCTGTTCCCGAACCGTTCTGTTTATTTTCTGCAGATGCAACAATAATCAATGGAGTTGTACCTGGTGCAGAAGGGGTATAGAAACTTTCGTCTATAACTGAAACACTTACACCTGGTGAATTTAATGTAGCCATATTAGAATCTCCGTGAATACTAATTCTATATGTATTTAGTGTAGTTTGGCTTTTTACACTAGTTAAACATAAAGAAAAGGGCAGAGAAAAGGGCGGTTAATAAATATTGTATGCGTCCTTTGTGCAAAACCTGCGGAGAACGTCCTTGTGCTGTTAACTACTACAAGGACGACAGAGTCTTTTATAGAACTAAATGTGATACCTGCGCTAGAGGTGCTACGCCTAAATTGCCTAGATGGGCACAGCAGGGATATTTAAAGAAAACGTACTGTGACAAATGCGGCCACAAAAGCAAGCATCAAGAGCAGTTTAATGTATTCCACGTAGATGGCAATTTAAACAACTGCCGTGTAAACAATCTTAAGACTGTGTGTGCAAACTGCCAGCGTGTCCTTCATAAAGAAGGTGTTCGTTGGCGTCAAGGTGATTTAACACCAGATCTTTGACCTTGGTAAACAGGTCATCTATACTGCCGTCGTTGTCTAAGACTGCGTCAAACTTAGTGCCAACCCAAGCAGTTTCGCTGGCGTGGATACCTGCTTGCTCTAGTTTAGTTTTACTAGTAGCCCAGGTAAAATTCTGTACTTGACCTTTGTTAACGCTTAGAGCCCAATCGTACCATTCAGGCAATTCTCCACGTTTTACCCAGATAATAATGCCGCCTGCGTCTTTGATTGATTTAATCTCGTTAGGAAAACGGCAGTCTGAAATGACAATATCGTCAGTGCTGGTACGCAGTTTATTTTCTACTGAAGCGATCCAAATATCATCGTGGAAGCTACGGCGACACACTTCTGTACCCCAATATTGTAAGACCCAACGAGGAGTTAGATTAGGCATGTTTAGGCGTTCTGCCCACCAAGGATCTACTTGTTCACGCCATTCACGGGCTTGTTTTGTGCGGCCTTCTAGGAGTGTGCGATCCCAGCCAAATACGTGTGCTACTGCATCTTTTAGGCTGTTGGCAAATGATTCTCGTCGAAAACCGTGGAAGTTAACCAAATAGTCTGCAATGGTATCTTTGCCCGAACCAATAAATCCACAGATGCCAATAATCATAAAAATCTCCTAGTTGAACTGCTAGTATATAGCGATTCTTCTAGGAGATCAAGAGTTATTATGCCAAACTAAATTTTATTCTTTAAGTTGTACCATGATATCGTCGATAGACTCTTGTACTTCCCAAGAATTACCGTTTATACCTGCGGCCGCAGTAACTTTGGTTCCGTCTTGTTGGGTATGTTCAAAAAATGAAAGGATTAAATCAGTATTAAGAATTAAACTTTCGCCGACTCGATCAGCAACCGCATTTGTTAATTTGATTAATTTCATTTAGTGTCACCAGTAAGTAAATCCCATGAACTGTTATCTTCATTCCATGTATAATATTTTGGAGATTCTTCAGTACCGACATCAGTAGGGTATGGTACAGGGGCTTCCCATAAACATGAAGATTCATTTAATTGCCATGATGTGTATGGTTTAGGTGGGATAAATGCATCCCTAGTCGAATCATATGTGTATCCAATGCCTGCATAATTTTTTCTAAATGCTTTGCTTTGATCTTGGCCGGGCTGGTTTGTTGCGGAATCGTAATAGATTCCGCCGCGTGTATTATATGAAGTTCGTTTGCATATTTGCTTACGAAAATTTCCGTAATGCACTTCCCAATCAATGTTTTCTTCATTTTCGTTTTTTCCTACAATTACTTCAGTAACTGTATTATTTTCGTCTAAAAATGCATAATGCGCCATTTTAACCGTTCCTTATCAATTTAACTGTATATTGCCTGCGCCGGATGTAATAGTTGATACTTTAAAACCGCCGGATATTGTTGATGTACTTATCGTTAAACCGCCGCCTGGGTTACTAATTGTGAGTGCATCTGAATATCGAAGAATAACTACTCCTGACCCGCCAGCACGGCCGCCATCTCCGCCATAGCCTCGGCCACCACCACCACCACCACCAGTATTAGCTGTACCAGCAACTGCGGAAACCGCAGGACTACCCCGGCCTCCAGCACCACCACCACCAGTACCACCAACTGATTGTTGAGTATCAGTGCCTGCGCCACCACCACCAGCATAAAATACACTGGATCCAGTTATTGAATTAGCTAATCCAACACCGCCATTACCTGGTTCTAAATTAGTTACGCCAGCTGAGCCAGCGCCACCGCCACCGCCTCCTGAT